TATTGTTTAGGACTATGGGGAGTTTTAGGAAAAACATTCTTTAATGCAGAAAAAGTAACAAACAGAATCAATAGTTTAAAAAATCCTATAGCAAGAGGATATTTTACTTATCATTATAATGGTACAAAACTAACTAAAATTAAGTTTGTAAAATCTGATGAAGAAGGATATATTGATTTATTTGAACTTCCTAAAAAGGATTATCCGTATGTACTAGGTGGAGATACAGCAGGAGAAGGATCTGATTACTTTACAGGGCATGTGATGAACAATGTAAATGGTAAGCAAGTAGCTAAAATTAGAAAACAATTTGATGCTGATGAATACACTAGACAAATGTATTGTTTAGGTAAGTATTACAATACAGCTTTAATAGGAATTGAAACAAACTTTGATACATTCCCTATCAAGGAATTATTAAGACTAGGATATGATAAACAATTTGTAAGAGAAAAAGAAGATACATTTACTCATCAAATTGTTAAGTCTTTTGGATTTCAAACTAATAAGATTACTAGACCACTTATATTATCTGAACTACAAAAAATAGTAAATGAGAATATAGAACTAATTAATGATAAAGAAACACTTGAAGAAATGTTAACCTTTGTAAGAAATGAAAAAGGTAGACCAGAAGCACAAGAAGGGTGTCATGATGATTTAGTTATGGGATTAGCAATTTCTTTTTACATTAGAACTCAACAAAAAATGAAAGTTGAAGTAAAAGATGTTAAGAAAGAATTTTATAACTTTGAAAGAGAAAGACCAAGTGTTGATGGTGATTATTTAAGTAAAGAGGTGATTATTTGATTTATTTAACTATAAACAACATTGTAGCTTTATTTTTTATATTTTTTGCGTTTGTATTTGGACTAATAAACGGACAGAAACTACAAAATGGTGAAAAGATACATATTATACCAGATAAATATGAAAAAGAGCTAGAAAAGGAAAATAGAAAAGAACAAGAGGTACTAAAAGCTATTCAACAAAACATTGATAGTTATGATGGTACTCCAGAAAGTCAAAGGGATTTACCAGAAATATAAAGGAGGGTGAGATAACACATGTTAGATAACGAGCAAATTATAGAACTTGAACCTACAGATGTATGGAATCAATATCAAAAATGTATTGATTATATGCGAACAAAAGGAATATTTGCAGGAACTGAACAAAATGAGAACTTTTTTCATGGTAAACAATGGGAGAACGCAAAGCTAGGTGATATGAAACCTATAGTAATAAACATTATTAAACCTATAGTTAAATATAAAATAGGTGTTATTAATGCTAGAAGTTATTCAGTAGTGTTTACACCATCATATTTACAAAGTGGAGATGAAAAACTTAACAAGTGGTGCGAACTATTAAGTAAACATGTAGACAGAATATTTGAAATGCAAAGACTTGATAGAAAAAACAGAATAGTTGTTAAAGATTCCTGTGTAAATAGTGAAGGTATAATGTACTTTTACTATGATACAACAGAAAATGAAATTGTAGGTGAAATAGTAGATAAAAATAATATTTGTTATGGTAATGAAGCAAGTTCAGATATTCAAAGTCAACCATTTATTATTATAGCTTTTAGAAGACCTGTTACAGATGTTAAAGAAGAAGCAGAAGCACAAGGTATGAAAAAAGAAGAAATAGAAAAAATAGTTGCAGATGAAGAATACAGAGAACAAGCAGGATTTGATGGAATAGAACAAGAAACAACTCCTATGTGTTTAGTTTTATTAAAACTATACAAAAAAGAAAATGGTAAAGGAGTTAAGACAGTTCATTTCAAAAAATCTACAATGTATGCAGAAGTAACAAAAGAGATAGATACAGGACTTAAATTATATCCTGTTGAACATTTTATCTGGGAGGATTTAAAAGGTTCAGCAAGAGGTATAGGAGAAGTTGAAGCAAATATACCTAACCAGATAGAAATTAATAAAACTGAAATGAGAAGGGCTATAGCAGTTAAGCAGTCAGCTTATCCTAAAATGGCTTATAATACGCAATATATTAAAAATAGAGATGCACTTCATCAAACAGGAGCAGATATTCAAGTTGAAGGATCTGGAGTAGATGATGTAAGAAAACAAGTAGGATATTTAAATGCAACTTCTATGAGTGCAGATTCTAAATATTTATTAGATGAACTTATAAACTATACACAAAACTTTGCAGGAGCAGGAGATAACGCATCAGGAAATATTGATGTTACTAAAACAAGTGCTAAAGCAATTATAGCTGTTCAAGAAGCACAACAACAACCACTTAATGAACAACTATATAACTATAAGGATTATCTAGAATCAGTAGCTAGAATATGTTTAGATATGTTACAAAATTATTCCGTTAACGGATTAGTACTTGCAGATGAAGAAGAACAACAAGTACAAGATGAAAATGGAATGATTACATCTCAAACAGTACCAGAATTATACTCATTAAGTTATGAGGATTTAAACTCAATAAAAGCAAATGTTAAGATAGAAATAACACCTAAAAGTGCTTATGATAAGATGGCTGTTGAGCAGTCTTTAGATAATTTATTAGCTAACCAACTAATAGAATTTGAAGAATATGTAAATGCACTTCCTTATGATAGTGCAATGCCTAAAAAGAAACTTGAAGAAATCGTTAAAAAGAGAAAACAAACTCAAGAGAATATTCAAGCAATGCAAAACATGGCTAACGAACAAATGGGTAGAATTAGTGCTTTACTAGGACAACAACAACAATATGAGGATATGAAAAATATAGCAAATATGAAACAGCAAGGACAAGCACAAATAAGACAATTTCAAAATGCAATAGGAGGTTAACATGACTTGCAAAAATTGTAATTTAGAAATGATAAAAGAAAAAGTAGAAAATGGGGTTAATTATTACAGATGTAAAAAGTGTAATAGTGAGCTTAAAATGACAAATAAAGAACTTGAAGAATTATATAGTAAAGTTAATAGTCAAAACGATAAAATTGAAAAATAAGCACCTTTTTGAACAAATGGTGCTTATTATATTGTCTAAACCATGTTGATGACACTAAAAGCTACAAGAGATAAAAGTCAAACAAGACTATAAAAAGGAGGAATTTTAGATGGAAGATGAGATATTAGAAGCTCAAGTCGATAATACATCTATCGACACAGAAAATCCTACAGATGAAGAAAATGAAGTCGTAGGTACTCTAGAAGATACAAGTGAAGTTGTTGATAATACTAGTGAATCAACACCAGAACAAGTTGAACCAGAAGTAAAAACAAAAACCTATACACAAGAAGAAGTTGAAAAAATGATGAAAGCAAGAGTTGATAGACTTGAGAATTCACAAAGAAAAGAACTTCAAAAATATCAAAATGTAATTGATGCTTTAAAGATAGGTATGGGTGTAGATACAGATGATGTATCTGAAATCAATAAAGCAGTAAGAAAAAGTTACAAAGAGCAAGGAATTGATATACCTGAAACTCCTATGAGATTATCTGAAAGAGATGAAAAAATACTTGCTCAAGCAGATGCAGATGAAATAATTGCATCAGGAGAAGATGAAATCAACAGGGTAGCTAATGAAATTTACAAAGTACCACAAGAAAAGAGAACTGTAAGAGAAAGAGCTATCTTTGAAAGACTAGGAGAATATATGCTTAAAGCTAAAGCAGAAAAGCAACTTGAAGAAAATGGTATTGATAAAGCAATACTTGATGATGATGATTTCAAAAAGTTTGCAAGTAAGTTTAGTACCTTTACTTCTTTAGTTGATATACATGATATGTATCAAACTATGAAAGCTACTAAAGATGCAAAAAGAGAAGTACCACCATCTACAGGAAGTGTAAAAACAACCAAGTCAACAGAAGAAATTAAAGAATTCTATTCAATGGATGAATTAGATAAAATCCCTTTTGAAGAATTAGTTAAAAATGATAATTTAATGAAAGCTGTTGATAGATCTCTAGCAAAGCATAAATAGATATATAAATCCTTGCAAAACAAATGTAAGGAGATGAATTAAATGGCAATTAACAATTTTAAAAGAACAATATGGAGTGCTAAAATTCAAAGAGCACTTAAAACAATTACAGGCTTAAGAGAACATTCAGATTACGAATATCAAGGTGATGTTAAATACGCAGAAAAGGTTAAAATTTTAGGTGTAGTAAGACCTACTATTAAAACTTATGTACCAGGACAAGAAATAGATCTAGAAACACCAACAGATAGTGGAATGGATCTATTAATAGATCAAATGAGATACTACAACTATGCTGTAGAAGATGTAGATAAAGTTCAATCTCAACCTGGATTAATGGATGCACTTGCTTATGAAGCAGGTAATGCACTTGCAGAAGAAGCAGATAAATACATTGCTTCTATAATCAAAGCAGGAACTGAAATTGCAGAAGGACAAGCAGGACACATTGCATCTACAGATGCAACTATAACTAAAACTAATGCAATTTCTACTCTAGAAGATGCACTTGCTTCATTATATGAGAAAAATGTAAGTACTACAGAAAACTTATACTTTGAAGTATCACCTAGAGTATTTGTTCTATTAAGACAAAGCTTAACAGAACTATTTACAACAAATGTTGAAATGGCTAAAAAAGGTGTTGTGGGAAGATATGGTAATGCTTTAATTACTGTAGAAAACAACCTACCTGATTTTGAAAACAAAAAAGGTAACATCTTAAGAACTAAAAAAGCTGTTGCTTATGTAGGACAAATTGATAAAGTAGAAGCTTATAGACCTGAAAAAGCTTTCCAAGATGCTGTTAAAGCATTATTCGTATTCGGTGCAAAAGTAGTAAGACCTGAAGAAATTTTTGTTATAAAAGCTTAATTATTGAGGGAGTTGAAATACTCCCTCTTTTTTTATATTGCAGGATAGAGAAGTGGACCATCTCGCTAGATTCATATTCTAGAGATCGCAAGTTCGAGTCTTGCTCCTGCAACCATTCAAGGAGGATTTACTATGAATAAAAAATTAAAACCACAAGAAAAAGTTGAAAGATTTGTTGTTGCACCTTCTACACATTTATTTATGGGTGTAACAGTAACAAAAGACACGGATATATCAGATAAAATTGATTTACCTAATAACGCAGGTACTGTATATCAAACAATTAAAGATTTAACTTTAACTACTTATATTAGAAGAAAAGAAATAGATAGTTATGGTATTGATACAAAAGAAGATACAAAACTAGTACAAAAATTACCAGAAGGTATTGTACTAATATGGGGTGAAGATACAGGATATATCATACCAACATATAAAATGAGAAAAGTAGAAGATGCAATAGAGGACTTAAAGTCAATAGAGGAGTTTTAAGGGGTGATTTAGAATGACACTAATAGAAAATATCAAGATAGCACTAGCACTAGCTGATGAATATGCTCCAGATTCTGGATATGAACAAATGTATACAGATGATGAAGATTTTAGAGCTAAAATGAAGCTTTTATATCAATTACCTTATCATGAATTAGCTAATATTAAAAAAATAAGAAAAGTAAAAAATATTTCAAGAAATGTATCAGATGATGCACCTAAACACTATACACCATATTCTTTACCAATGGATATGGCTCAATTAAAAAACATAATAGTGTTAGATAGTGAAACTAACCAACCTGTTGATGGTGATTATTTCATGATAAGAAATGAAAATAAGATATATATTAACGATCAAGATAAAAGCAATTATAAGATAGAATATAATGCAATTCCTGAAACAATAACAGAAAATACAGAAGATGATTTTGAATTAGAAATAGATGAAGATGCACAAAATGCACTTCCTTATAAAGTTATTGCAGATTTCATGAAAACAGATCCTTCTGTAGACCAACAGCTATTTGAAACAGCTTATCAAAACGCAATAGCAAAACTAGATTTAAGAGAATCTGAAACAATGATAACAATTAGAAGTGAATATGATTTCTAAAGGGGGTGCTATAGATGGCAGAAATGATGACAAGACTATATTCTAATTTAGCAGGATGTGATTTTTCAAGTGATGAAGCTAAAGTAGCACTTAACAGAAGTCCGAATTGTATTAATATGTATAAAGATTATTCAGATACAGAGGGTAATTGTGTGCAAACAAGACCTGGATTTTTAGATATTGTACCACCTAATCTTCATAAAAGAGTAACTTTAGAAAATAAACTTAAATATCCTACATACGGAATATATTTGTTTAAATATGGAAATACTGATAAATTACTAGTTCATATAGATAATTGTATATTTGTAGACAATTATCCATCAAGCAATTTGTTTGATGAATTTAATATATACAACAAAATGAATAAACATATTTCATCATTTGTAACTTTTAATGATAAAGTATATATAAATGATGGAAAAAATTATCTAGTGTATGATGGTGAAGTAATAAAAGATGTAGCTGAAAATGCTTTTATACCTACAACAACTATTTCTAGATTACCAAGTGGTGGTGGCGTTCTTTATCAAGCAGTAAATGTATTAACTCCTAGAAGAAAGAATAGTTTTGTAGCAGATGGCACTTCTACAGAATATCATTTAGATACAGACTTTATAGATAATGCTGATGTTAAAGTGTATATAGATGGTACTGAAATAGCAACAACAGATTATAGTGTTAATTATGTATCTGGATATATTACATTTAATACAGCTCCAGGTGCACCATTAACCGAAGGACAAGATAATGTTGTTGTAGAATTTAGTAAAGCAGGTACAGATTATTCAAGTAGAATACCACAATGTACTAGAAGCATAGTTTTTGATAATAGGATATTCTTTACAGGAAATCCACAATTTAAAAACGCAATATTTCATTGTGAATTAAATGATCCTACATATATTAGTGATTTAGCATATTATCAAGATGGTACAAGTGATACAGCAATTAAAGATTTTTGTGTAGGTAATAACTTGTTATGGGTGTTTAAAGAATCCTCACAACAAAACGATACTATATTTTACCATGAACCTACTATTGATACTGAATATGGAAAAATTTATCCTTCTAAACAAGGTAATATTAGTACAGGCTGTGTATCTAGATGTACTAATTTCAATGATGATATTATTTTTGCATCAAAACTAGGTATTGAAGGAATAAATGCAGATATAGAGAAAGAGCAATTAATAGCACACAGAAGTTCTTTAATTGATTCTAAATTTGTAAATGAAAATGAATATAAAAATATGCTTATGACAGAATGGAATGGCTATCTAGTTTGTTTAGTTAATAGTAGATTATATTTAGCAGATTCTAGACAAGTTTTTAATGGTATTTCTGGATATGAGTATGAATGGTATTACTGGAATTTTAAAGATGATTTTATTGATTATTATGGAAGAATTACATGTGTTACTAGTATAGAAAACGAGCTATATATTGGAACAGAATATGGAATTATTTTCAAGCTAGATAAAGGTAGAATACAAGATGGTTATACATTTGATACATCTTATTATTTTGGCAAAAAATTTAATATTTATTCTTGTTGGCAAACACCTAATGATATATTTGGTGATACTAACAATTTAAAAACAACAAACAAAAGAGGTGGAGTTGCAAAAATAAAAACAATTCCTAATGGTAAAATAAAAGTTTCTGTAAAGACTAACAGAAAAGAAGAAAAGTTTATAAAAGAATATAGTGCAACAGGATTTGATTTTAGTATTGTAGATTTTGAAAACTTTGCATTTACTACTAAAGAAATGAGTTATATAGTATTCAAAATTAAAATGAAGAAATTTATCGAATTAACATTAAAATTTTATTCAGATAAAGAACCTTTTGGATTATATGATGCAACACTAGAAGTATATAAAGGAAGTTATATTAAGAGAACATAAAGGAGTGATTAAAATGGCATTACAAGAATTTAGTGAAGATGTGCAAATAATTAGTAAATTATTAGATAAACCTACAGAATCACCTGCTGAATTAAAAGCAAAATTTGATGAAGCAAGTGTAAAGATAAAAGGATATTTAAATAATAAAGTAGTACCTGCTGTAAATGGAATATCTATTACACCAGTAAACAACTTAATTGAAGGTGGTACAACAAAAGCATTAAGTGCAGAAATGGGTAAAACTCTTAACACCACAAAGCAAAATGTTATTAGATATGGCACAGTAGTACCTACACTAGCAGTAGGAGAAATATTTATACAAATATTTGATTAGAGGTGAGAAAAATGAATATAGAATCATTAAATAATAATTATAAGAACAAATTACCAAGCATTAATAGTATAATAAATGACAATTATAGAAATGATATAAATAATCCGTTTTATTCAAGAAATGAACTACCAAGTATTAATAGTGTAATCAATGATAATTATAAAAATAATGTTATTAATCCATATTCTTCAAATGTTAATAATAATTTTTTTGAAGGACTTGTATCTGGTTTAACTGGATCAATTATTGGTGGTACTCCTAATATAATTAATAATTTAAACAAAAAAAATGGTGATAATTTTACAAATGATTTTTTTAAAGGTCTTGTATCTGGTTTAACTGAACCGATTATTGGTGGTACTCCTAATATAATTAATAATTTAAACAAAAAAAATGGTGATAATACTCAAAATGAAAACAAAGTACTTAAACTTATTTTATCATCTATGATTTCATCACCTAATGCAGTAAAAAATATTTTTGGAAAATAATAGAGGTGATGTAAATGGCACAAGGAAGCATAGCACTAGCGACAAGTAGCACATGGCGAGTAACAGGCGAGATTAAGTGGTGGAGTACTAAATATGATTCTGGTAATTATTCGTTGGTAGATATAGAAATATGGGTATACATGAACGGATACGGAATTGATGGTACAGGAAGTGGTACTTTTGATGTTAATGGAAGTTTAGATAGACAATATAATCCGTATTGTAATGTTGAATATGGTGGAAGTGGTAATATAAGAGTTTTCACTAGATCTGGTATAAGAGTAGATCATAATTCAAACGGAGATGGATCTGTTACTTTAGGAGCATGGATGGATTTTAGTTTTGCAGGTGTTTATAATTTAACAGGTAGTGGAGTAGCTTATATGGATCATATAGATAGGCATCCTACTTTAGATTTAAATGAAGTATCTAAAACAGCTACAAGTATAACAGTTAAAGCAACTTCAAATAATGGTATAACTCCTACAAAGTATTATTTTACTTGTGGAAATAGTACAAAAGAAACAACAAGTAATCAAGTAACTTTTGATAACTTAACTCCTAACACACCATATACAATTAAATGTAAAGGTTATGCTAATAATGATTATGGTGTTGAAACTACTAAAATAATAACTACAAATAGACAGAATTCAATTTCAAATATAGGAGATTTTACACTTGATGGAGTTACATTTACAATAACAGGAAATCCTAACGATAAAAGTACAATTAAAATACTTGTAGGAAATACAGTAGTTGCAACAAGAACTAATGTAGGTGTAGGACAATACACACTAACATTAACAGATGCAGAAAAAGAAACAATATATAGATTAATGGGTAATAATTCTAGTATAGGTGCTGTTATAAGAATAGATACAGGTGGAGCTACACTAGATTATAATAAAAACATCACTTTAACAGGTGATGTTTTTTCATGTTCTATTAATGTTGGTGGAACAATTAAAAAAGGTAAAGTATGGGTAGGTACTCCTAGTGGTAATAAACAAGGAATATTTACTATAGGTACTAGCAATGGAAACAAAAGGGGGAGATAGAAATGGGAGATAATCCATACGCAGATTTAGAAGCAAAATATGCTAATAACATTGCACAACAAAATGATTTATTGAATCAAAGCGAACAAATTAATAATCAACAAATTGATGAAAACAACAAATTTGTTCTAGATAATATTGAACAACAAAGAGGTTATGCAAAAAAAGATTTTCAAAAAGAAGCAAGAGGAGCTTATCAAGATTATCAAAAACTAGTTAACCCCTATGGAGTACAAGCAGAGAATATTTTTTCTAATGGACTAGGTAATAGTGGATATAGTGAAACTAGCAAGTTAAATGCTTATAACACTTATCAAAACAGATATGCTACTGCTAAAGAATCAACAGATAGATTAATGCAAGATTTTAATAATCAGATGACACAAGCAGGGTTAGAAGCAAACGCACAAAAAGCTCAATTTGCTTTACAAAAACTACAAACACAAATGAGTAATTTATGGCAACAACTTGACTTTGATTCTACACTTGCACAAAACAAAACAAACTATAATCAATGGTTAGAACAATTTAACTATCAAAAAGAACAAGATAGAATAGCTAATGAATTTGCTAGAGAACAATTTGAATATCAAAAACAACAAGATGCTATAGCAAACTCTTAT